CTACCAGGTAAAAGGATTGCATTTGCAATTCCAGTCTGAATGAGCGCTCTGCCAGTTAATCCCGGGAGGCGCGTAATTACACTGCGGACTCCAAGGCACAAAACCGTCCCAGTTGGTTATGGATAATGGATCCCCTGAGGCTGCTTTATACGGATGCGCGGTGCCTCCGGGCAGGTTATAGCTTGCGCAGATCCAGTGGTCTACCATCGAATGGCCGCATTCATTGTATTTATGGTTGTCGCAGGCCACTCCCTGATGCGAACAGGTCTGATAATAGTAGCCGCAGTCTGCGCAATACTGGCACTGCTCTGCCTCGCAGATACAGCCGGTCATTAAAGCCTGCAGCTTGCCCCTTAATTCCGAAACATGGTCATTACGCGCTTTTGTAGAATTTGCGGTTAATGTTGGGTCAGTAAAATCCATGCAGCCTGAACCGTCCTGCACGCAGTAACCGGATTCGCCTCTGCCTGTCTTTATATTCTGCAGCTCGGCTCTTAGCTCCTGGATGTGGTCATTTCTAACCTTAGTCGCATTGGCCGTAAGCGTCGGATCCGTAAAACTTGCCGTGGACAAATACCTCCTAGTAAACTCCAGGTTAACCTTTGTGCGCAGCTCCTCTATATGGTCGTTACGCACCTTAACTGAATCTGCAGTCAAAGCCAGATCTGTCCAGCTGGGAATATTTGAGGCGCATTGTTTCGGCGGCAATCTATGCTCCGGCATATTTTCTACTCCGCGTAAGTTGCATTCGGGAATGCAAACTCTAAGCCTGTCTCATCAGCCTTTACTCTGACAGACTTGCCCGCCTGGCCAGCGTAACTTGCCGGGCAGTCGGTTAATGCCAAGAACGAACTCATCCCTAAAAGATACAATGGCCGCACGTCCTTGTAGATATATCCCTCATTAGGATTTGCGTCCTTAAATTCATAATCAACCACCTTAGTCATGGTCGGCTTGCAATACACAAGGCATACCGGAAACTTTCCCGTAGGGAAAACAGGCTCTGCCGGATTTGTTGCTTCTGCCCCTTGCGTCCATTCCAAGGTTCCGGCTGCGTTAATAGTCAATAAGTCAATCCTGGGATTTGCACCGGGGGCGGTCATCAGCGCAGATGCTCCTCCGGCAAAGGTAAGCCTGGTTGAGCCGATATAGATATTCTGATAAAATCCTGCAACCAGCGCAGAACTCACTGCCACATTCATCCCGCAGACCGCAGAAATAGTATCAAAGATAAAGGTCTGATTTGCCGGAAGCTGATAAAACCCAAAGTCAGTGATATTGGCTAATACTGCAGGTGTTCCGTTGTTGCCGTCGGGTGTAGCCAGGGTAAGGGTGTCTTTCTTCCAAGTCCCGGATGTTGCGTGGCTGGTTATATTCCAATAACTCACATGCCCGAGATTATCCTCTAAGAAAAACCTAAACGCCTGGGATGATCCAGAGCATCTCTCCCAGAGGGTAATCTGCTTAAATCCGGATAAGTTCAAAAACTTAATAGTAGTTACCTGCCGGTTAGGTGTGGCATCAATCACGCACTGCAGGGCATAGTTGCCTTCTTGCTTTGTAGTTGAATGTGTAACCGTAATTCCTGTCCCGCTCCATTTAGCCTGCGCTAAAGCATCTGTTGGGTATTCTAAGTCATCGAGCACCATTGAGGCCCGCGGCCTTAAAGGAAATAAATCTCCTTGGAAGATTGCGCGCAGGCAGTTACGCAGGTTTTCTAAGCTCATTGAGCCTGTCGGCTGGTTAGGATCAAAAACATGTCTTTCCATAATTAGTCCTTTTTCTTAATGATTTCTGTGCCGCACTCCGGGCATTTTCCGGTATAAGCCTTAGTGCCGTTTTTAAGTGTAGTTTCCTTGCAGTCTTTTATTTCTACAAGAACCTTGCACGTTACGCAGTAGCCTTTCATGGTTAGTATCCTTTCACATCGATATCCACCTCAGCTGTGCCTATGGCAGCTCCCAGACGGTCGTAGACCCGGATATCACACTGGGTGGTAGTTTTATTTGCCACTATTGGCATGCCGATAACTCCGTTTACTATTGTCACACTTACCCTGGGCGGATAATTAAAGCCAGAGCCAAAAAGTATAGTTTTACCCTGCACCGGGATTAATACATCCCTAAACCACGATACCCTGGTCACCGGAGCATTGATAAAAAGGTGGCAGCCGTAGAAGTAAATGTGATGATTTATATCTGTTGTCGAGAGAATAAACTTAAACTTCACAAACCTTGCCGTGTAGGTAGTAAAGGCATCTATCAGCTCAAAAGCGCTGTAGCTTATGCCGTCTAAGGAATAACTGATCTGCACCTCTAAAGAACCTCCTAAAACATTGCGGTAATCAGCATCCACAATCACCTTAAACTCAAAGACAGTTAAGAGATCAACCGGATCAATCATTTCAAAGAAGCCGGATAACTTAGTAGGACCGTTTAAATTAAGTCCTCCTCCAGCCTCCTGCTGCTCCCAGGTTAGGCCTTGAGCTTCTCGGTCTTCCCAGCTAAAGTCAGTTTTTATGCTTAAGGCTGGCCGCACGTAGCCGAGGTCAAAATCATTGGTGTAAACCAAGTCTAAATTAGAAAGCTTATACCTTAGCTCCTGGCTCCAGAGGTCAAAGTCATTAATGAAATTCATCTCCGGAGGCGGGGTAATCACCAAAGAGTCAATGCCAGGGGTTGAGCTTTCGTTGCCGGAAGTATCCACTGCCTTAATCATAAAAGTAACTTGTCCTATTTCGCCTACCGGATAGACAAACTCGGTGGTATCGACTTTTTCACCGATAAACTGGCCGGTAGACCATTCAGAACCTTTTTTGATCACGTAGCGGGCTAGATCGGCGTCAGGTATTGCATCCCAGCTGAATCTTAAAAAATTCCCTTCCTGCGAAACCTCAAATCCTGCGACATCTGATGGAGGCTGCAGCTTACCCAGGACAGTAAGATCCCCTGATTCCAGGCCGTCTGAAATAATGCCGTTTATGGAAACTGTTCTCACCTTTACTTTGTAGGTCTGCTCATCCTCCACAGCAAAACAGGTAAAGTGCGGTTCAGTAGCAGTACCGGAAACTTTATATTCCTCCGCTCCTTTTTTAAGCTCAATCTGATAGTGGCTCAAAAAAATCTTTGAGTCATCGCTGGGTTCATTAAAAGTAATCTGGATATCCGAGCCAACTGTGCCGTCTTTATGCAGATAATAAAGGCTCTCAGCCAGCTGTAAGTTACTCACCTCCGAAACCGGCGCATACGGATTAGGCGGCGTGCCGTAATCAAAAGATTGAATGGTGGCGCCAAAGCGGTCGTTGTAAATTGAGGCGTTGTATTCTTGCGCCGTGATTTTATAGACGTCTTTTTCGTCCTCCTCAATACGCTGAATAATAAACTGCTTATTCGTCCAGCCCATGAGCGAATGCGTAAGTGTAATCACATCGCCTATCTCCTGGCCTACGGCATTTAAGGAAGTTGTAAACTCAACCGAGAGCGGACAAAGCTTTAACTCATAGAAATACTGGTTGCTTAATCTTGAGGCCTGCGTTTTTCTGTTGATTGAAGGAATGGTCAGCGTCTGCTCAACTAAACCTCTTTCATCCTGATCCACCTTATCCTCTGCTCCCCAGGCAAGGATCCTGGCATCATCCTGGGTCGGGTCAAAGTATTCAATGCCGAAGCGGTTAATCTTCTGATCCAGCCCCTTTTGAATTATTCTTAAATCCCGGATATCATCCTCATCAAAGGAAGCTGCTGCTGCCTGAGGCTTGGCAATGATCAGCTTTAGTTTTGAGCCGCTTCTTATGAGCGCCCCGGCAAAACCCACCAGCATCTCGCTTAAGTTATCTGAAGCTGCGCGCTTCTGGTCAATGCAGAAGGAAACCGTATATCTTGGCTCCTGCCCTCCCTGGCCGTCAGACACTAATTCCTGGCAGCGGTCATAAACCTCGGCAAAAGACAAGTCATCGATGTCAGCTGTTAAGTATCCGCAGCCACCGATTTGGAGTTTCATAAGCAAATAATCCCTGATACAGGCTGCAGGATTCTCCGAATAATATTTAAGCGATGTCCAATCTGCTCCGGTCCAGGTGGAAACCTTCCTTCCCTTGCAGATACAGGTAATATTCGGACGACCGCCTTTTAGTTTGTCGGAAGTCTCAAGATGCACATGCAGCATAGCAGTATTGCGGTACTGAATGCCGTCTAAGTCTAAACCGGTATCGGTTTGCACATTCTGCGCCGGAGTGCCTAAAAAGGCATGATACGAACACCCGGGAAAACTTCCGATGGGCTCGCCGTTTAATCTGATATCAGAGATGCTTTCGATTTCGCCCTGGCAGAGTACGATAAGCAAGTCTATCTGCTCTCCTCCCATCACCGGATTCTGATAAACGATATTCCCGGCTAAGCGCGCCTCGCCGTACAATACCGGCACTGGATACTGATTTGTAGAGGTTGTCTGCAGCTCGCCGAAGCGGTAACGCGGGGATGCGGATGCGCCGCCTGATTTTGACTGCTGCCTGGTCTGGATTGCCAGGCCGATGGCATAGCCGATCATGGCTGTGCCGATAAGACAGCCTATAGTGGTAAGTGATAATGCAATCAAACCTCCAGCAATAAATGAAGCAGCTGCGTAATCGGCAATTACCAAGGCAACAGCAATGGCAGCTGGCGGGCCCGCAGGCGGGATGTAGATCTTGCCGTCTTTTTCACGGATGGCGAATAAAAAGTATTTTTCCCAATTAGCATCAAGTCGGGAGATCCTGGATTTAGCGTTTTTTCTTGCATGCAGCATCCGGCCGTAGCCTAAATAAAGCCCGACGTGCAGCTCATCGTTAATCTTAAAGACCAGGATATCCTCAGGCTCAAGCTCGTCTTTTTTGACAATGGTATTTGTCTCAAGGATTTTTTTAATTATTTCATCCTGCTTAGTCTGATCAACCTCGCTGATCTTAGGCGCAATACCTTCAACGCCTCTTGAGTTAAAATAAAGCTGCATCAGGCCTACGCAGTCTGTGCCGCTAAGGTCCCGGCCGTCTTGGAGCCACTTAACACCTACCAGCTTATTTAATAATTCTGTATCGAGTTTTTTCATTCTTCTTTGCTAATCGGATTAATCAGCTGTGGGATATGCTTAAACCCGCCGAAATTCGCCTGATTGTTGTGCCTGTTTTTACAGACATCAAAAGATTTGTCGCAGCCCTTCTCAACTGAATAAAGATCCCCGGGATTGGGTGCCTGAGGCAGGGCATAATCCAGAATCAGCTTGTGCTCCGCTAAGGTAAAATCCACCACCTTGCGCTTTAATCCGGAATTAACCCCTGAATTAAACTGAATCACTCCGTCGTTCCAAAAGTCGTCTGCCTCTGTCCGGCTTGCATCAATAATGAATCCGGTTGTGGAACCTGCACCTACCAGCTGCCCTGTGATCCTGGTTGCCGCCACATTGAACTGGCAAAACTCGTCTCCGAAAATATAATTGCAGTAAAGCTGCTGCATCCTTCCTGTCTCAACAGCCAGGGATTTAAGTTTTGACTTACATTCAATCTTGACGCTTAATTCTGTCAGCTCTGCTACCGCATTAATAATGCCGTCAAACATTACCTTGGCATGCAGAGGATCTGTAAGCAGGTCCAGAAAGACCTTGCGGATCACCACCCGCCTGCCTCTTAGGTCCACGGTATTAAGCCAGTTGCTCCAGGCCCGGTCCACATTGTCAAACTCCCCTGACACTGCCTCAATCTCAAGCTGGTTCGATGCCGGTATTGCCGAGCGCTTTATGCCAAGCGGAATGTAATACTGCAGTACTCCGTCTAAATTCCAGAACTGGCACCTTTTATTGTCTGTGCAGAAATAAAAGGTATTTGCGTCGCAGTGGTCTTGAGTGCCTAAATAAAAGTCATACAGCTCAATAGGCCGGTTCTCTCCTTTGGCTGCTTCGTCTTTATATGGAGTAGTCAGATTCTGCATTTTTTAGGGCGCCTGGTAAATATTCCACAAAACTTCTTTTAGTTTTATGCTGGTGTTATAAAGCCTATACTGCACCAGCTCCCGGGAGAGCTTATCGTCATCGAACCTGGCCTGAATGTAATACTCATAGCTTGCCGTGACTGCCACTCCCGCACCCGGAGCAACCGTAAAAGTGATCTTTGTTACTTCGTTTGTTAAATCGTTACTCACTGTGTAACCGGAAACCTGCAGCACTCCGTTTAAGTAAACTTTTACTGAAGATAGATCAACCGGGAAATAATCTAAATAAAAAACTGTCTGGCCTCCGCCTCCGGTGCCTACAGCTTCATTGGTTACTTTATAGCTCGTGGGAAACTTTACCCAAAAGGTGTCGTATTTGCCCTTGCGCGCTTTAAAGAATTCCCAGATCAGGCTGACTGCGGTTTCGTTTTCGTTCTCAAGCCAGGTGTCCAGGGTACGAATAGGCTTTGACCATTTAGACCTGCGTTTTTCTTTGCCTGAGTCTGCCTGAAAAATCAGGGTTGAAAACTCCGCGTCCTCTTTTAAGCCGAATGCCGGGGTAAAGATTAAGATTTCCGTGCTCATAAGCGGTTCCTGATTGCGCTTCTTATGGGTTTATTCTTGTTTAAGGCGTCAATGATTGCGCCTTCAAAGACATCCGGATGCTGCACCAGCATCTCCCGGAAAGACTTTGCGTCATTGGCATTAATGTAAACATTAAAAACCTGGGCGCTTTCGCCTAAGCCTTCGCCTCGGTTTAACTTATTCAAATTATTTACGCCCAGCGAACGCATTCCTCTTCTGGAAAGCACTCCCTCTCCTGACTGCGCAACAATGGGGATTTCATCAGGCGCAAGGCCCGAATGCGCATACACCGGCTGGATCATGCCTCCCTTGTGATAAACAACTCCTCCCTGGTGAAAAAACGGAATCATTCCGGGGAATATTGCGCCGATAGTTTTAATCAAGATGATTTTTGCCAGGACTTCTGCGAGTATATCCAGCATCATATTGCCGAACTCGGCAAAATAGTCCTTGGCATCGTCTAATTGGCCGCGGAATGCATCGCTAAAGAAATGCTTAAACGAAGAGCCCAAAGATCTAGCCGTTCCCTCGCCTATTGCCTGTATGGCATCAAAGGACTGCGCTACTTCGTTAATCTTGACATCCTTGCCTAAATTCCTAAGGGAGTTGATAAAGTTGCCGATTGCCTCGCGCGCTTTGTCGTAGCCTTTAACCAAGCTGCCCTCTCCGGTCACCAGAATATTTGAGATCTTATTGCCGACCCGGTCCATCTCGGTATCTGACGCTTTAATCAGGCCGTCTAAATTCTCGCGGAATTTTTTGATGTGTTCTGATGCCTCGCGGTAAGGCTCGCCTAATTTACCCGGGAGCTTGCCTAAGAGATCGTAGAATTTCTCAAGGCCTAGGGCTAACTTGTCAAAACCGATAATCAGATACTTGATCAGCTTTACAAAGCCGATGTAGACCATTTCTGCGCCTATTTCAACCGCGTTAAGCACAGGCACTGCCACATCCCTGAACTTAAGAAAAACGACAATCAGACCGGCTACAACTACAGCAATTCCTACCAGCCAAGGGTTGGCCAGGGCAAATAAGGCAAATTTGCTTACTAGATCCAGGATAATCCCGCCTACCCTGACCAGCCTGCCGATAAGGCTGACTACCACTCCGCTTAAGGTTAAAAATATTCCGGTGATTGCAACTCCTTGAATAATCATCTGCTGGGTGGCAGCCGGAATACTGTTCCACATGGCAAGCAGATTGCCAAAGGCGTTGGCCAGCTGATGCACAACCGGCACTAAGGCCTCGGCGATACTCACTCTTAAAGCAATAAAGGCATTATCCAAGCGTTTCAGTTCATTATGCACGGAAAGAGAGTATTTCTCGGCTGACTTAAAGGCTAGAGCCAAAGGACCGGTTAGAGCTGCGCCCATAAAGGTCAAGGTTGAGCCCACTTGGGAGATTTCCCTGCCTACTTGACGCATGTTGAGGCCCAGCTGATGCGCAGAGTTGGCAAACTTCTGCAGGCCTCCTTCTATTCCCTGCAGCCGCTTGGTCACCTCATCCTTTAACTTCATGATGATTTCCAGCTCACGGTTGGTAGGCATTAGTCTTTTTCCTCTTTTGACTTTATAACTTCCTGCTCAATCACCCGCATGGCCTGGATAAATTTAAGCGGCTGTTCTAGCCAGCCGCCGGGATTAGGAAGAAAACCTTGCTTAAAAAAGATGTATGCGTTTAAATACTCAATGCTCGTTGCAGTGACCAGGCCTCTTGGACATCTTGAAAATTCTTCATCGCCTATCTTCCACATTCCCGGGATTTGAGAATCAGCTTCGCAGCCCCGCTCTTCTTTTTGAGCGTCGCTGCACTTTCGGCAGTCAAGCTTCAGTTTATGCAGCCAGACTGCCAGGGTCAGTTTTTTGCCTCTTCCCCGCTTAATGTGTTCTCGGACAAGATCACCTCGGCCAGCTCATCAATTAAGGCTTTAGGCAGCATGGAAAGAATATCCTCACTGACAGCGGTGTAATTCTTGCCGATAATTGCTACTGAGACCGTATCAAACTTAACCGGCTTCTTATCCCTGGGATCCAGGAAGCTATCCAGGCCCTTAAGACCAAAACGGACTGCCAAAAGATTGCGCTTTGAAGCATTAATATTTGCCCTTGCCGGGTCCTTGGGATTTTTAGAGCTGAATTCAAAAGAGGTAGTCTGGTCTTCGATGTGGGCTCTTAGGTAAGAATCAAGAGAGCCGATGTGAAAAATCGTAGGGTTATCTTTGTCGGGATCTAACTGTGATTTGTAAGGCTTGGTTTCGTAAATGTTTATTCCGGTAAGCATAGAAATTTCTCCTTTCGCTATAAGGCTAAAATGCTCAGCTCATCGTCTCCGTAAAGAAGCGAGCCGTTAAGATTAAAGGCAGACTTAGCCAGCTGCAGGCCGTCTCTGTCCTCATCTTCAATCTTGGTATACTGCGCCCGCGGGATGTAGAAACGGAACTTATTCCCTGCTACAGAACCTACGGTAAAATCAACAATCATTTCCGCGCCTGAGAACCATTTGTTGTGGAAGTCATACGCCGCGCAGGAAACCATCTCCGGATTAAACGATCCGGAAACAATCCTGTCTGTAATCGCGAATGATAGAATACCTCTGGCATCGTTGACGTCATCCCGCACCGCTAAAGTGTTGGCGACATCGATATCCATTTCACCTATCTTTGCGGAATAAGCATCTACCGAAAATAGTGCGCTTAAGAATGCGGGCGGTTTGGTACTCTCATAAGTTACATTGGCAAGAAATGCTGTATCGGTTATCCCTGCTTCCACCCCTTGAAACTCAAAATCCAGATACACCGGCTCGCCTGATTTAAAGCCTAACTTGACCTTGCCTCTCGAACCTTTAATCAATTTGCGCAGGCCGTCCTCAAAGCTGCCCTGCGTTAATGAGGGAATATTGTCTGAAACCGGCTTAAACTCATTGCCTACGGTTGAGGGTATCGAAGAAGTCGTGGCTGTAGCAGCTGAGGTGCCTCCGGTAATTACCTCGCCGCTGACAAACGTCCCGGAAACCGAAACAAAAAGAATAGCGGTAGCGCCGTTAGCAGTATTAATCACTACCCTGCCTTTAGCTGCAGAAGTTCCTCCGGTAATAGTCTCTCCGTGCTGAAAGGGACCGTTGGTTATTGCGCCGATATTCATTGACTTTAAGGCGTTTACCCCAAACCCGCAGGCCTGCAGAAGCTTGCCCCACTCCGGTACTGTGGCTGCAGCGCCTGAGCCCCTCAGCTCGATACGGAATGATAATCCTCCAGGGCGTTTTCCCGGGATCTTACCGATATCGGAAAATGAGGTCCTGGCGGGGTTGCGTTCGGCCATCGCCACATCAAAACTTACCTTGGGGTTATAGACTAAAAGTTTGGCATCAGCTGCAGCCAGGGTTTCGGCAGTGCCTTCCACTGCCTCAATCTTTGCTGCCAGCTGGCGTTTACGTGTAAGCATATTTTATCTATCCTCCTTATCCTGAAACCTCCGGGTCATCCTGTTTATGCTGATAAATTATTTCAAGCTCTACAATGATGCCTGCCTGAGGCTGGCCTTCTAAGGTCTCAAACAAAACGTTTGATTTAATATTCGTATCCTTAGCAAAACCACTCCGTGTAATATCCTGCATCAGCGCCTTTTCTACATCGCCTAATAAGCTGTTAAGAAGAGTATCTGTTGCCTGGGGATCGCTTGAGTCCTGCCTCATCCAAACATCAAGATAAACAGTAAATTTACAGGTGGTGAAAGGATTGGGTACCGGCTCTTTTTCTTCAGGACCGGCGTTAATCACAATGCAGGGCACATTAAGCAAAGAATTGCCGGACTGCCTCCAGCGCTGCACGCTGGCAATATCATTGTGATATCCGCTGGCAATGCTGATGCCTTCGAGCGTAGTCTTTAGATCCTGTAAAATGTTTTCCCTGACGGTCATGTCGTCTTCAGCGCCTTTTCAATTGACTTGTTTAAAATCTGGATACGGTCATTCTGCATATCATCCCAAGTTTTATAAAACATCAGCCTGGGTTTTATGCGCACGCTGTTCTTTAACACAAACAACGACAGCAGCTCGCGCAGCTTCTTCTTAACCCGGACCAGGAATGTCTTGCCCCTTAATTGAATCGGCACTACATTCTTAAGCAGCCTGGGCTTGCGGTACTGCTGCTTAAGCCTGCCGTCTACGGTAAATAATTCTTTACGTGCAGAAAGAGGCACGGCAAGCTTTCCTCCGCCCGGATTCTTGACTGTGGCGCCCTCCTCGTGCATGCGGGCAATCTTTGAGTCCGAGAAAATCACCATGCCCATGCCTTCGATATCCTGCGAAACCAGGCTTGCCCTGCTAAAATGCGTGAATATCCCGTGAGGCCTGCCCCTTATCCCCGGCGGACCCTGAAGCCTCTCCTGCCTGAAAGTTTTTAAGAACTTCCGGCTGATATGATCCATGCCGTCTGCGATCTCGTATTTGAGGTCTTTTGGAAACATCCTCAATGCCCGGTCAAGATCCTTGGTGTTTATTTCAACGGTTAACTCGCTCATGGTTCGACTTCGCTCACCATTTTATTTCTGCACCAGCAAATGCCACATGCCTTCGTCCTGGCTTAAAATATCAACCACAACCCAGTTGACTGCTGCGCCGCCGAGATTTTCCGCAAAGGAAACTGTATCTCCGCCCTTATTGATGCTGATAACGCCTGCAGCTGCATCATTGGCAATAAAGATTTCTGCCTGATTAAGCAGCGTGCGCCCGGTATCCTCATAAGCAGGATCCAGGCGCCTGCGGTTGATGACAGCTTTTATTGCAAGAGGACTGCCGCCTTTCGGCGTATAGACCACGTCCTCGGCAAATTCGCTGCTGTTTAAAAACACCTTCCCTGCATCCTGAGACAGTCCGTCCTTAAAACTCATCTCTTAAGCTACCTTCATCAGGTGCGCAAAGTACGGATCAATGACGATCTCATCCACATGCTGCCTGACGCGGAAGATATCGCTTCTTGAAGCATCGTCGCGGTACTGCTCAACCGTGGCGTTCTCCGGCGAATCCGCAGTCCAAAGGAAAGTCCTTCCGACACTAGGATCCGCAAGCCTCTCCGGGCTGCCGATAACCGCAGCCATAACATAAGAGGCGTTCCAGATGTCTCCGTTGACAAAGGTTTTCCCTTCTTTGGCGGTGTTGTAAATACCCCTGCCCACAATGATCTGCCTTATACCCAGAAGATCAGCCAGGGCATTTAAAATCTCTGCCTCTGCTAAACGCGCCACATACTTGATCGAGTCCTTGATCACGGTGTTATTTAAGAGCCGGTCAAGGTTTGCCTTGCTGAAAATCAGCGCATTAGCGTCAAGGCCGGAATTGGCTCTGACCTTTTCCCGGATCGCACGCACCTGGGCAATGACATCGGTGGAAGCGTTTGTCCAGGGTGTAGCCGTGTTATCCGTGTAAAGCTGGGCTCCAGTGAAAGTGGTCGTATTAAACATAAGCGCAGCAATCCTGCGCTCCTGCGCCTGCAGGACCCTGCGTGTAACGATCTGCACCGTGGTAAGCTCTGCATCAAAGTCGGATGCGTAAAGCGCCCGCTCTCCGTCATCCAGGATGCCTTCGAGCCCGAACTCCTCGCAGTTATAAAGCTTATCCTTAGCCGAGAAGCCGTCCCGGTTGTAGTTACCCCTGGGCGCGCGCTTGGTGTCGGCTTCCCTGGTGATGCTTTCCCGGGTGATTGCCGGAAAGATGCTGGATTTCTTTTTGGTGCCGAAAATCGGCAGGACCTGTGTGCCGATAAACTCATTCTGCTGCTGGGTGAATTCCTTAACTGCCTCTCCCAGCTCAAGCCTCGGTACGGCTCTGGTGCCTTGATAATCAACTCCCATCTGTAATCCCTCCTCGTTTTAGGTTCTGTTTACAAAAGAATACACTCGACTATTTCTCCGTCTGCTGCTGTTGCTTCCAGGTTGCGGCCTTGGGCTGAACCGCTTACCGTGGCGCTGATCTTGCCGTCTAACGCTCCGTAGAAACTCGATCCCACGGCAATTGCTCCGTTTGCCTCCATCTTGAAGGTCCGGCCGGTGTGCTTCAGGTCTACTGAAACCATCTCGCCTATAAGAGCGCGCGCAGCGCTTACTCCGATAAAAGCGTCTCCTGCATCCGCGTACTCAACCAGCGTCCCGCTTCCTGCAGTCAGCTTTATCCTGCGGTAAGGCTCGATTACCGCCTCGTTTACCACAAATGCCTTTGAACCCATATTCAGCTGCGACATGTTTATACCCTCCCTTTTCTTTAAACTTTAAGATTTCCTTTTTTCAGCGGTGGCTCTTAATGCCTCGGTGATTGTTCCGCCGTTTTGTTTTTGATATTCCTTAGCCTTTTCAAGGTGCGACTTCGGCTG